TAAGGTTACTTCTTTTTCATCAATAGATAAAAGTCCCAATATCTTATTTAATACAGTTTTTGAATTCATAGTTGTTTTATTTATATTTGTTAATAACAATGTTTATTTAAAAAGTAATTATTTTTTTATGTAAAGAATCTTTGTGAAAATACTTTATATGTTTGTCGTATTTGTTTTGGTGTTAAAATAAATGGATATTGTAAATGAGCCATTATTTTCATTTTAGAAGTTTGGCCTAATTTAGCTCCTGAATTACTTGCGTTTGTTCTTGCACTATCTGTTGAATCAGTTAATGTAAGTGTTTGATTGACATATAAATTATGAGTTGTACTTCCGTTTGCTTCTACACTAACTATATTATATCCATTTCTACCATTTGATAAATCAACATTTAAGGAAGTATTAGAAGCAATATATGATACTACCAAAGTAGCACTACCTGTATCTACGTTACTTCCATTTGCTCGTATTTCAATACTACTATCACCTGCTGCTGATGGTATATATGATGTCCAAGGGTTTAATTGACCACCATTTAATGCAAATACAGTTATACTTGTCTGTTCTACCGATGATGAATAATTCCATTCCAAATAATTACTTCCAACAGCGGTTTGATTTGTAACCATAACCCCACCATTATCAGAACTTAAAATTGGATATAATGGGCCAGGATTATTATAAGCAATTAAACTTCCCGTTACATTTGCACTACCTACATTATAAACTATATTACTACTATTAAATGCCGATGTGCAAATTGTATTACCAAAATCATAAATAATATCTGCTCCTGAAACATATTCAAAATTACCAAAGAATACTCTTTCACCTAAACTTTTTATAAATGGTTGTGGTATCATATATTATACAAATGATTGTGCAGGAAATGCGAACACCGTTGTATTATTAACTGCTGTGAATGAAATAATATCTATGTTGCCCGATGGTGATGCTGCGTAGAACGAACCCGATGGTTGTTTTACGTTTGAACTAAATGATGCACTCGCGCCTGTATCTGTGTTAATTACTAATGTTGCAGTTACACCTGGTTGAGGATTAGTTACGTTTATTTTCGTTGCTCCGCTTAATGTTAAAGTAAAATAGTTTGCTACACTTAAATCAATACTTGCGGTTGATGAAGTTATAGTTGAAGCTGATACATTACCATATACAGAACCTGTTATAGTTAAAGAATTTCTTATTGTTAAAGAGCCACTCATTATAGTTGAACCACTTATTATTTGGTTTCCTATAAATGTATTACTACCTGTGGTTGCGTAACTGCCTGTTAATAATCCTATTGTACTCCACTTTGTATCATTACTCGCAGTGTATGTATTAATACTTGATGTAAATAAATTAGTTCCAACTTGTGATGAAGTATAGTCATTGAACGAAGCCGTATTTAATTTAGTATCAATATTTGCCTGTAATGCTGAAGCAGATGCATTTAATTGTGCATCGGTTGCGTACGTTACATCTAATGAAGAACTAAATGATAGTAATTGTGAAATAGATGCAGTTACACTTTGATTTATAATATTTTGTGATGAACTGAATTGACTAAATGTTGAAGCAGATGCATTTAAAGATGCCGTTACTGATGCTAATGTTGTATTCTTTGCATTTTCAGAAGAAGTAAATGAATTGTATCCACTATTAATTGTTAATTGTGATGCAGTGAAATCATTCAATGGAGTAAAGTCTACACCAATTACTGCTTTACCACTAACATAAGATGCAATGATACCATTGCCCATAAAGTTAATTTGATTAACATTTTGAACAAAAACACTTTCATCATATATTCCAACTGATGTTGTAAATGATGCGGTATATGCTTCTAAGTTGTTTAATCTTCCACTCGCTGATTGAGTAAATCCATTAACACCACTATTGATTGTTAATTGTGATGCAGTAAATGAGTTTAAAGCATTGAAAGTAGGTTGTTGAGATGCAGTGAATGCATTCAATTGATTTATTTTACTATTCCAACTTCCACTATCAGATGTATATCCACTTTGATTAACTGTTGAGTCAATCACATTAGAATTGAAACCCCTTAATAACGTAGGTGTAATATACCCTGTTGTATTATTAGGAAAACTTTGATTATTTTCTACCTGTAAGGCTTGTTTAGATAATTCTGACATATCTTTATTTTATTTTTAACTTCTATTCATATCCATTATCATAACCGGTATCAAATCCACCTTTTACTTCTGCAGTTGATTGGATTTGTCCAATTCCTTGTTGCATTAACGCACCATTGCAACACCTAACATCGTATGTATTTGAATCTAAGCAAAGACATGCTCTTCTACTATTCTTAGGTGAAGATAATCCTCTTGTAGGTCCAATATAAACACCACTATTGTTTTCTCTATTTACCGAGTACCTAAGATTACCACTACGTGAATTAGACCATTTACCCATTATAAATTATATTTTCTTTTATAACACTAATAAAGTTAAAAATGACTATCTACTAGCTTTATTCATAGCTTCTTTGTGCATCATACTTTCTAATAAATTCCTATCTGCTTTATATGCCAGATATAATAAACATTTCTCTAAAGGTTGTAGTGTTACTTTATCGAATCTAAGGATATCGCCACCGGCCAATTCGTTAATAGTTGAGTAAGCTGCCCATTTCTTTGCAAAATTTGCTTGATGCTGGGATGCACTTCCATCTCCATCGAAGAGTTCAGTATATCTTTCAGTAAGTCCGTTGATAAACTTAACAAAAAAAAAAGTGCTCCAAAGTGTGCATCCATTCCTACATTGAGGAACTTATCACTATTCAATTCACCTGTGTATGCTTTGATAGTATACATATCCTTTACCTTCTTAGTTAGGGGTCTATATAGTATACTCATTATGTTTGCCCAATTATCATCTATTTGTATTTGCTGATATTTGGTAATGTCACAATAAGCACCATAACTCATATTAGATAAGTTAGGTTCAAATCCATATTGGACACCATCTATCTCTATAATCTTTTGCAATTCCAATTCAATGTTACCAATGAATGAACCCAATTCGTTTTTAATTACCGTATAATCTTCTACTGCTATTCCTTTCAGATATATGGGGTCTAATCCACATAAGTGATAAAGCATAACTGCCGTTACTGCTTCTTCATCATCCTTATAGTTTTCTATCTCCTTTGTCATTACCAACCATTTATTTAGAGTTATGTCAGCATATGAGGTTGGTACTTTTAATTCAATTTCCTTTTGCATATAATATTTGATTTAATAAATTCGTCATTTGTCTTATTTTTGCATCTCCATTCTTTACATAGGCATCCATTGCTACTATTTTTGCCTGTAAATCTTCATTCTCTCCTTTTAAATAATTTACATATTCAATAAGTTCTTTAATCTCACTTGCGGTCCAAGTTTGTTCGTTAGAAGTTTGCATACTTTCCTATTGAGATTGCATATGTTCCTTTTGTTTGTGCTTTAACCGATAACTTCATCATCGCAACATAACGTGCCGCATCTATTAAGTGGTCTAATCCACCTTCAGGGTTATCAGTAGTATAACCATATTTGTCAGTAGAGTATTGGTAGGCGTACATCTCATTGATTAAATTCTGACTCTTCTTATCTATGTATATGTTATAGTTGTTCATTACTGATATACCAAACTTAATACTATCCTTTCCCTTTGTAACTGCTTTTGCATTAAACCCACTTCGATATATCTCTTCTATTAGCCTCGGTTCCGCACTATCACACCATATCTCATAACTCTTATCTATTTTTAAATCAGTTAGTTTCTTTACTATGTCCGATGTTACTAATCCCTTTTCGTATATAAGTTCTTCCAAATAAAGATTATCTCCTGACTTATATACAGCACATAGAGTAGTAGGATCATTACTAAAACCGAAGTCCATACCAAAACCAACAAAATCGGCATCCCAATCATCAACCAAATCAAATTTAAATACCGCCTTCTCATTTGGCGCAAATTCACCCCGTCCATATATAGTCCAATATTTAGGGTTCTTAAATTCTAATTCCTCAATTGCTTTAACCATATCAGTAGGCAAGTATATGTTATCCTTATATGTGGTAACAAACCTATCACAATCCTGCATCTGTCTTAACCAATGATAGGGAGATATAGTGGGGTTGTATGCTAATATGATTTTGCCTGATGTACGAATACTTAACTGAAAGAAACTTTCCTCATCTATTTCTGATGCTTCATCCACAAAAAGTATATCACTCTTTAATCCTCTAAGTTTCTCTGGATCGTCACTATTGACAAACTGAAGTGTACTATCACCTAATCTATAAATCCTATCAGTTATATTAAAGTTATCTTCTTTCCATATTCCTATCCCTTTTAAGATATCCATAAAATCCTTTATTACGGTTCGTTTAAGCGATGGTATTGTTCTCCTTACTATTGTTATTGCCTGTGAGGTTTGTAGTCCTTCTACGATAAGGTATTGAAGAATAGCGTATGTCTTTCCACTACGAGTTCCCCCGATGTGCTGTGTCACACGTGATTTACTTTCTAATAAGTTTTCAAAAGTGATTGTGGTATTAATCTTAACTTCCACTCTTTGTTATGTTTACTGATATTGATTGTATACGTTGTTCTATTTCAGCTTTCATTTCAGTTCTACTTAATTTAGGTAGGGTGAATTCCATTAACTTCAAAGCTAATTCTATTGCACGTTCCGGATCTTCCTTTCTAATCTTTTCTAAATCTGCTGATAATGTGTTAAGTGTATTATCAACTGCTCTCGCAATTGTCAGCTTCATCATTTCCGTCGAACGATTGATTGCTCCCTTTGGTCTGCCAGTTGCCAGTTTATGTCCTTTTGTAAATGCCATATTAGTTTCTATTATTTAAATATAACAATAGATTGCAACTTTGTTGTATATCCGTATATACATATATATTAACAAGCCCTATCCATACAACTTCTAATCCGTATGTGCAGTATCTTCATATGGATTTTTTATAACTTCTTTTAAATAAGTTCTTATCTTCCGTACTGCTAAGAATGTTGTACTCTTACTTATCTTTATATCTTTTGCAACTTCATCTAGCGTTTTATCTGACATCCAATACAATTGAAAGATTTTCGAACTTGCCCACATCTTCGTCTTTTCTAAATGTTTTAATTCTTCTAATACTAATTCGTGTGCCTTTTGTATTTCTAAATCCTTTTCAGTATCATATGGTATGTCCAATTCAGTATCCCATATATCTTCTACATAGGTTATCCTATTCAACTTTTTAGTTTTGTTTATGAATCTACTATGTAAGAATTTTGAACAATAAAACAAATTGTAAGAATCATCACCCCAAAATAATTTAGGATTACATTTTTGGTGCAAGTAGATATAAAGTTCAGAACACATATCTTCTGCTTCTTCAGTATTCTTTGTTATTTTTCTAGCAGATGATATTAACCATTTGTGGGATTCATTGTATAATACAACTAATCTTCTTTCACATTCCTTTTGTAATTCTATACTGCCTGATTCAAACATTATTCTTTAGATTTTACCCATTCTCTTAAATGTGCAATTGCTCTACCCCAATGTCCTCCACTACTCGCACACGTGCATGGACGATTTTCTTCTACTCCTCTTACTTTATTAAACGAACTCCAAATAAATGGAGCATGTTGTTCGGGCATATAGGATACAATAGAATCTAATATCGCTTTTAAGTAGTAGAATTCCTCTAAATTAAGAGGAATGTATTTAGATTCAGCTATATTAGGAGTTACCTCTTCCATATTACTTAATAGCTTTCAGTTTTGGTAGTTTTAAATCTTCTGCCGTTGGTTGTTGTGGTAGAGGTTGAGTAGGTTTAATTGGGTTACTCAAATCTAAAAATGGTTTAATCTTATCAAAGTGAGGATGGTATCCACTAAATGATAGGCCTAAACAAGCAAATAGTAGTACTAAATCTTCTACTGATGATAACTTATTAAAGTCTACTAAATAAAGTGCATCTTTGTTTACTTCCGTTCCTGCTAATGTTGTTGTTGTTTCTGACATTTTATTGTTTTTTAATTGTTTATTTAATTACTGATTTTAATGTGCGCTAATGGGTTTGGATTTACGAGTGGATGCTTTATCTATCTCATTCTCAATCTGTTGCCACGCATCAGCATTTGATATCCTATTGTTATTTATATCGATGGGTGGTCTACCCAATCTTTTTGGTTCAGTATTGACTACCTCCGTTTCCTCTTCATCCCCTAATACCAATTTATCTAAACTCGGTTTTCTACGGGAAAATATCCAAACCATTAGTGGCTTATCTTCAAATAATTCGTCTAACTTATCCGTAAGATACCGTTTCCAATCATCCCTAT